AACTATTGGTTTTGGAGCTAATTTTTTATCTATTTTTGTTTTCATTCTATTAGCTTCTCTTGCTGCTAAGTCTAAATCTCCACCTGCTTTCCCCCTTCTTTCTGCTGCTAAAGCGTAAGCTTTCTTTGCTCTCTCTAGGGCAGCACCACTATACTGTGATTCATCTAGCTTCTGATCTTTAGTTCCAAAAGCAGCTATCTGTTGGAAGAAATCATTCTGGCCAGACAGACCACCAAATTTATTTATTCCCTGAACAATAAAACTTGCATTGCCTGCAGCTACATTAGCTTTATTCTCTAAGGCAGTTGCTTCTGCATTAAAGCCACGAGCTTTAGCTACCATTGCAGCAGCCCTTAATGAAGAGATTGTTTCTGATTGTTGAATAGATTTATAGCCACTAAATAATAATGTTCCGATAGCTGCAATTGGACCGCCTATTGCTGCTGCTGCTATACCTAGTGCTTTATTATTAAAAGCTTTATCAGCGGTAGTTGCAGCATCCTCACCTACTTTACCTAAAGTTTGTAATTGCTTCCTAGTCATCTTAAAGTAATTTTTAGTTTTATCAGGAGCTTTAAATTTAAATTCTGGTGGCTTAGGTGCCTCACCTGGATCATTGTCATTATTATTATTTTGACGGGGTACACAGGTATTTGTTATAGGATCAAGAACCATTCCAGCTGCTGCACAAGGATCAATAGAACCAGTAGTTGGGCCTACAGGAGTTGTGTCTACTGGTGGAGGGGCTGCTACTACAGGTGCAGGTGCTTGTACTGACGGGACTACATTAGTAAGTGACATTCCAGGTATAGCATAATTAGACTGAAATCCTGCAGGGAGTGGCATTGTAGGTCCAGCTAGAACACCTGCAGCTGCTTTAATAGGTTCTTGAATAGGAGAAGGTTTACCTTTAAAGACTGGTTCGGTTGTTTTAGAAGATGAGTTATCTTTTTCTATTTGTTGAGGTTGTTGTTCAGCACCTGTTCTATTTACCCTAATACCACGCTTAGATAACTCGTCCATAATCTGTGGTTTGTTTTGAGTCATCTGCATAAACTTACCGATAACTTCATCTACTTTAGTAGGGTCACCATAAGCTGACTTAGTCATACCTCCAACTGCAAAGCTTACAACAGCACCACCATTATTAAATGCTTTATTTATAACTGGATCGTTAGCAGCTACGTAAGCTATCTTATCCATAAGACCGCCATTAGCTACACCAGTTGTAAGCATCTGTTCGATCTCAGCAAGATCTTCTTCGGAGATACTATTTTGATCTGCTTCAGGCATAGCTTCAGGCATGACTGGCTCTCCACCAATTCTACCATCTCTCTCCATACCTTGCAAGCCCATTTTAGCTTCCATACGCATTTCTTCAAATACACGTACACCAAAGTAACGAACAACATCAGCAGGTACTACGTACTCGCCCTCAGACAATTGCGCTGGGATGTCATCACGTACTTCTTTAGCAAGAGAACCCGAAGGTACTTCGTTACCTGATACTGGATCACGGTCCATACCATCATCAGCGATGCCACCTTCTTCAAACATTCTCATTTGGTCGTTCATCATTCCACCCCGTGCCATATCTTTTTGTTTTCTAGTATCTGATCTGCTTATAGCATACTGTATTGCATCTTCTCTAGATCTAAACTCTGGAAGTTCTTCTCCAGTAAGATAATCTACAGGTCCATATTTTTTAACATAGTCCCTTATTTGAACTTCACTATGTTGCCTACCATCTTCAGATACTGTTGGCATTGTATAGTGAATGCCCTCAATTTCAAAAGTAGTAGAACGTTCAGAGTAATCTACTCCTGTCTCTGGATCATTCCAAATAATTCTACCAGAGATTGTTTTTTCACCTGTATTAACTGGTGGCTTTATAGATGGATCAGGCATTAACATATTCCCTAAGCTGCTTTAGTTTACGGATAGCAATAGTCTGACCTTGTAGCCGATACAAAGAGTTTGTACTGTCAGTCTGCTCCATAGCCCTATGTATATCATCAAGTCTATTGTCTAACTCTTGTAGAAAAGAGTCCCAAAGAGGCTTATCATTAACTAAGGGTTTTAGATTATTCATGCTGCACCTTCACCTGTGTTACCTGAGAAGCCCTGTTCTCCTGGCTGAGGTGCTGTTCCAGTTCCTATGGTTCCACCTCCAGCCCCAGACGTATCCTGTACTCCTGTGCCTGCTGGTGCTCCCTGAGGGCCTGCCTGTGGTGGTACACCGCCTTGTGGTGCCTCAGGCTCAGGGTTTTGTGCTCTAAAGTCTTTAAACAACTCTGCCTGTAGTTTAGCATCAGACATTGAATTAACTACTTTGTCTGGATCAAGGTCCATAGACTTAGCAATTTCACGTATGATGTAGTCCATCTTAGCAAAAGGAGCCAAGGCTGGGTTTTGTGCTACCTGCAAGAATTGCATTAGGCGTTGTGACCTTACTTCATTAGCCATCAAGGACTCAGTGCCTTGTGCTTTAACTTCTAAATCACCCTTGATGTCTTGATCAAAGTCAAACTGCATATTAAAGTTAAAGAAAGCTTTTCCCATAGGGCTTAGGAGATAGTCGTCTACGTTTTTAACTACGTTACGAATACTACCGTTAGCAGCAGACATAAGCATAGAGATACCAGAAGCAGTACGACCTACACCTGACACGCCTGTTTGACCGTGAGCAAAGGAAGGAAAGCCTGTACTCTCGTCAGCGAGTACTCTTGCCTTGTCAAAGAGTTGCATGTTCTCATTAGATACGTTGGGAAACTTGGTGCCATAGATGGCTTGTCCTGGTGCACCCCCTTGTCTCCTAAAGACTTTTCCTGGGTACACAGATAGGTCTTGGCCTGGGACTAGGTTAGTCTCGTCTACTTCAATAATAAGGTTACCAGATAGAGCAGCATTGTCCACCGCCATACGCATAAAGCCATTCATGAGTGTCTGGGTGTCATCCATGTTCTCAGCTATACCTACACCAAACAAGCTGTATGGGTTTACCTCATAAGGTACGGAATAGTAGGGAATGTAAGAAGGAGTAAATGGGTTGAGTACAAGACGAAGTACTTGATTGTTACATGTCCAGATATTAACAGACACTTGATCGTAGTCTTCTACCTCTTTAGGTATATCTACATTCTGATCCTTAAGTAATTCTATGTCTAAGTTACCCCAGAACTCAAGTACTTGGTAACGTTCCGCTTTGGATTCGTTAGCCTCGTCCTCCATAATCTGCTCCCACCACTCCTTTGTGTAGGACTCACCCATGTTTACAGCTGTATCTATAGCATTTGCACGAAAGAAGGGCCGTTTTTTAAGCGCACGAATTTGTGTGCGAGACATCTTATGGCGTTCAACAACGTACTCTGCGTCATCCATATTGATTGCGTCAGGGTCTGGATAAAAGTTCCATGTAGAAACAGAGGAACACTTAGGTACAGTCTTGATGATTGGTTCGTAGTCACCCTCTTCTGTCCAGTTAGGATATTCTTTGTCTACTGCAAATGGACCTTTCATAATACCTGTGCCAAACAATGCACACTCAAAGGCTGTTGTACGTAGTTCTTTACGTGCATTAGACTCTTCTAGCTGATCATGTATCTTCTTTTCCATTTTCTTAGCTGCGATCATAGATGGGTGAAAGTTAATTTGAGTAGGAGATCCGCCTTCACCTACTTTAACTTTGTCACCTAAAGGCTCAAGTTTACCTTTAAGACCAGCTAAACGCTCTTGGAAGTCAGGGAAGGTTTCTCCAGGATTTAAGGAGGGTACACCAACAGGACCGCTAGACTCCATCTTCTTAATGTTTTCATCTGACTCAATATGAACAGCTTCAAGGACGCCATCAGGAAGTACAGTAGGATTAATGCTTATTGGAAACTTGTTAGCTCCAAAGAGTACTTCTACAATCTGTCCATAAGCAGCAAGAACTTTAGTCTTAGTTACTTTAACAAATACTTTAGACTTCTCAGTTGAAGTAAAACTAACGTCTGGACCGTAAATTCCTCTGTAGTTACGATAAGCTTTAATCCAACGTTGCTCCTCAGTGTAACGAGCAGTCTCAGCTTTATAGAAGCGTTCTTGAACGTATGCTACAATAGAACCTACAGGCTCGTCTGAACCCATTCCTTCTTCTGAATCTTCTATAAAGGACACTTCTGCGTCATCCATGTATACTTCTTCGTTCAAGATGTCATCTTCTTCCATAGTAGATCCTTAGTCTAATATCCAAATTGAGGGTCAGCTGCTTGGAATCCTGTTCTTTGATCAACTGAATCAAAATCAAACAGATTACTCCTTGGTCTTGTCATAACTCCATAACGTAAAGCATCGTAGAGGTGGTCTTCTGATTTAGTATCTACGTCCTCTGGGTTATTCTTATCTAGAGGAATAGAGGGCAGCTGGGCTATTGTGTTAGTGCAGTTACTGAAAAAGACCATCCTTGGTCCCTCTGTAAACTCATCAACTTGTAGTCGTCTGTGTATTTCGTTCTTGCCTGCAACACGAGAGCCTTTAGATCTATCAGATGGACGCCAGTGGCATCCCTTTATAATCATTGACTCAGCTAGGCTTGGCCCTGTGTCACCACGCTTGTGCCACAAAGAACTGTCGAGAACACCGTACTTTATTTTGTCTCCTGTTTCAAGGTCTAAAATGATGTCAGCTAAGTCTGTAGCTAAAACTTTAGATACGTATAACTCTCTATACACAATCAATTGTTCATCTGGTGCTACTGCAATCCAAACAACCCCAGTGTAAGATCCGTAACCGTAGTCACATGCCCTAAACCTTGGCCAGTTGTGTGGTATATCGTAGGGATCTACTACGTGTATCCTTCTGTTAAATTCAGGAAAGGCTGCTCCCTCGTTAATATCCCAGTCACCTTCTAGTAATTGTCTTCTTTGGTGCTCAGGTAGAGAGAGTAAGTTAGCTTCGTACATACCATCGTCTGAAAGGTATGGGTTATCAAATAAAGTAGCAGGGATAAACTTTCTTCTAAAGAGTGGTTCACCTTCTCTAGTATGTCCCTTAGGCCAACATATTGTTTCACCTTCTGTGTCTGTAGCCCAGTACGGTTTTCCTGGTTCAGCTGGGTCAATAAACGTGCGCTTAACCCACTGGTGTCCTGGACCACCTGGGTTACTTGTTGCCCTCATGTAGAGAGGTAACCCTGATGCCTTGGTCGTACGTAATCTTGAGCGCATATATGTCCACGCATAACTTGAGTCCCACTGCGTCAACTCATCAAAGCCAATCCAATTAAAAGCCTGACCTTGGTATCTCATAACGTCATCGTCACGGTCTAAGTATGACATCCATAGTGTAGCTCCACTAGGCGATACCCATGTTTTGTCTCTCTCCATAAACTTAATACCAGGGATTGCTCTAGGATATAATTGCTTGGAGACTGAGATTAATTCCCTTAGTTCTTCTGTACTACGTCGAACTAAAAGCATTCTAGCATTAGGGTTGTTTAAATAACGAACAGGATCAGCAATCATGGCATACGATTTTCCACCACCAGCTGCCCCACCATACAGAACTTCTTGTTCGGTGGCACTTAGGAACTTAGTCTGTGGCCCTGCATTAGGCTCAAAGATAATTTCTTGTGCAGCTTCAACATCGAAAGGCGCTGGCTTAACTGTCGCTGGAATCGTCGTCTTTAACCCATGGGTTGACGTCTTCCCAGTTTTGATGTCCTTCGATAGTTCTTGTAGCCCTACCTCCGATACGTTGCTTTTCGATTTTCTCCGCTTTGGCTGCTGCCTCTTTGTACCGCCTGGCATACTGCCTACTGTTGTTGGACGACCTGCGCCTTTTTTCTTCGATTCGGACACGTTTGTATAACCCTACATGTGAGATCTTTCTACCAGATTCTTTAGATAACCACTGGGCTACTTGTCGAACACTGTATTCATTAAGAAAGAGTTTTGCTTTTTCTAGAAGTTCTAGTTCTTCTGGAATTGGAATAAGAAGGTCTGGATCTTCCTCGTCTTGCTTATAACCAAAGGGTATGTGTCGTCCTACTCTTATAATGGGATACCAATCTCCCATCTCTCCTCTCAAAGGTATCCTCCACTCTACCTTATCTGGATATTCTGCTTTGCTTGCTCTCTTACTCATCAGACTCCTTTGATGGTAGAATGAAGAGGGGTTCGGAGGTCTTCACTTCTACCCTGTCTGTCTTAGTAAAGCCTGCACGATCTAGTATATCTTTAGCTGCAAGCATTTTTTCTTTAACACCTAGATCTGTAGGGTCAGCCATCACACTAAACATAGTGTAAGCAGCTTTAGTTGAGGATTGTGCAATAAATTTCTTAGTTAGTTCTGCAATTTCATCAATTAAAGATCCTGTAACAGAAGAAGCAGACGTGCCATCAGCGTACCCAGAGAGCTTTACTGCTCTAACTGGGTCACCTTGAGCTTCGTCAAAGAGAACGTCTAAGAACTTCTGTTGCTTATCTGTTAATTGACGTACCATTAGCTGTAGTCCTTAAATTAAGATTTGTTGCCATAGATTTTCTGTCTAATCTCACCACGAGTAATACCCATATCTTTTAGATTATGGTCGCTAAGGTGAGTCAATAACCAAAAGTTTGCACGGCGCTGCTGGTATAATGCGAAAGAGGCCAACAGTTTAGTAAAGAAAGTTTTCATAATCTAATCTCCAAATGTGCTACGCATTATTGCGTATGCTAATAGAGATTAGTTATATCATAACTGTTATACCACACTACAGACAATAATGCAACCCCGCTATGTTTATACAGCAGGGTTGATTACTTTAACTTTTAAGCGTTTGGGCCTCTACGTGGTATTTGAGCATTAGGAGGTTGTACAGGTCTTTTTACTTTAAATATAACACCTGTTGAAGACCTAGGTAACCCAAGCTCATTACGTCTTTCAGCTGACATACTTTTCCATTGATCTTTTGTATATCGTTTAGCACGAGAAGCTTTAGCTGCCTCATCACCAGCTTTTGCTGAATCAATTTTATTTTGTGCTTCTTTTCCTTTTGGAGACAACTTAGGCGCTCTAAGACCAGCTGCTCTCATTTCGGCTAAAGTCATAGAGCCTTCTCTAGATTGTTTACGGCGTCTTGCTGCACTAGTTGGTGACTCAATATCAGTCCTACGTTTTTTAACTTCTGCTTCACCGTCACCTCGACCACCACCAGTTGTAGGTATTAATCTAGTTGGAGGTCTTGATTTTGGTCTAATAGGTTTCTTTGGTAAAGAGTTTGTATCTTTTAAGTCTGTAGCAAATACAGCAGCCATAACCTTACCATTTTTATCTGTATAGTAAAGAGAACCTGCTTTCTTAGCAGCAGAGATAGAGGTATACTTAGAAGCTTTCTTCTTTTCTGAGGTGAGTGTAGCACCCTTACTTTTTAGCATTCTATTTAAGTATTTTCGTAGTGTTTCTTTAGCCATTGTTTTATCTTCCTATTTACATTCACATTTTTTGCAGGGACAGTCCCTATTTAGTATTGCACATAAAATACGTTTAAAATATCTCATTATGTTTTTTTCCTATATGGTTTTACCTTAGCTGCAATCTTTTTAGGTTGAGCTACGGTTTGTTTACCTGCAGCAGTACCCTTACGTTTTGCTTTAGTCGTAGCAGCATACTCAGCAGAAGTAAGAGACTTGATAGCTTTCTTAGGAAGATAGCGTTCTCCTGTAGCTTTAGGCCCTTGTGTTGAAGGCTTACCGCTTTTAGTAGTCCACTTTTGTTTTGTCCAAGACTTAAGACTTTTTTGACTTTTTGCTAGCGCCATCTGCTTTAGCCTTTGCTACTTTGCTTAAATCTTTATAGTGAAATAACTCCACACTTGTTTTACTGTGAACCTTCCCAGTATGCATGGTACCATCTTTCATTTTGTGCTTAATGCCAGTATGAACTGTACCATTTTTCTTATAGTGCTTTACGCCTTTCATGATGTATATCCTCCACCTTTGGCTTTGTACTTACTAGCTACTAATTGAGCTTTTCTAGCAGACCACTGACCCGACTTACCACCTTTAGTGCCAGCCTTAACAGTACTTACTAGTTTCTTTCGCATAGTAGGCTTAGTATAGTTACCAGCCGCATTAACTGTAGATTTTTTACTTATTGCCACGGCTGGCTCCTACCTTGTTATGTTTAATTTATTTCTTTTTAGCTGCAGGCTTCTTAGCCATACCGCCATACATGTAACCGCTAGACTTCTTAGCCATGCCGCCACCCATCATCTTAGCTGCAGGCTTCTTTTTAGCCATACCACCAGCCATCATTTTTGCTGCTGGTTTCTTTTTGGCCATACCACCTGCCATCATTTTAGTTGTTGGTTTTTTCATCATACCACCTTTATTCATTTTGCCAATACCATCAGCAGCGTATGCTGGTATCTTCTTTCCGTCCTTCATAACCATAGGCATACCACCTTTGGCATAACCACTAGGTTTATTTTTCTTAACAACACCACCTTTTTTCATTCCTGCTTGACCTAATTTTTTACGAGCAGACTCCCTATAAGGGCCAGGACCAGGTTTTATTGTTTTACCATCTTTTTCAAACATAGACGCTGGAGAATCTGTATCTGTATATCTTTTAACAGTTTCTTTAATTCCATCTCCACGTCCACCTTTTGGCCCATCTAAGAAAGTCACTGTAATTGGAGAAGGTGGTTTAACACCTTTAATTCTTTCTTTCAAATCACTTCCAAATACAGCAGCCATAACCTTACCATTTTTATCTGTATAGTAAAGAGAGCCTGCTTTTTTAGCAGCAGAGATAGAGGTATACTTAGAAGCTTTTTTCATTTCTTCAGATGCAGTAGTACCTTTACTTTTTAACATTCTATTTAAGTATTTTCGTAGTGTTTCTTTAGCCATTACAGTTTCCTTTACTAAGCTATATTTACGATAAGACTACACGTACTAATGTACTTGAACCACTACCACGTCTATAGTTTAAAATAGTAGCGTTGCCTATAGCTTTAGGTACTACAAGTGTATGCACACCAGCTGGAAGCATAATATCATTATCAGTAACGTCAGCCTCCGCTGTTGCAAAACCAATGTCTAAATCATGACTTGTTTCAATAAGCACCATCTTAGCGTCAGTGCAAACTACGTGTGTAGTAGCTGTGTTACCTAGGGTAACTGCAGTTTCTACAGCCCACCCTAAGTTTTCTCCTACCAATGCAGCTTGATCAACCATTATGCTACCTGTACGTATTCAATAACAAAGGTAAATGAACCTGCTGTAGTAGCATTTTCTGTGTTAGTGATGTTACAGAAGATGTTACGTGCTGCTGCTGCGTATTGAACAGAAACTGGTGCAGTTGTGGCATCTTGAGTCTGAAGAATTAACGCAGTAACTGTTACGTTACCTACAACAACCGTTGTACCAGCGTCTAAGATTTCATCAGCCTGAGTAGCAACGATCTGTGCGCCTGAAGAAGATGTACCAACTTCGTAACCAATGTCACCACTTCCAATAACTGGCGCAGTTACACAAAAGATTTTAATGTCAGTGATAACTGTACCTGCTGGCTGTACAAATATACCAATAGCTGGAGAGTCACCTGCAGTTGAGTTTACTGTTACACCAGTAACGTGAGCTACGTGCTTTACGAAGAGACTGTTTACAGAGCTACCAAGTGTAGTAGTTCCTGATACATCAATGCCATCACCAAACGTAATGTCTGTCTGATACTGCTCAATGCCTTGTGTGAATGTAGTAGTTGCCATGTTATTAGATTCCTATATGTTTACCATTTGACTTTATCAGCCCAGTAGGCTGCGCTGAGTTTACCTTTTTTTATATTTTTACCGTGTCTTGCTTTAAAGGATGCACGTTTTTTCTTCATGCGGTCAGATTCACCTGGTTTTGGTTTACCTGCCGTACTTGCTCCCTGCTCACCGAACCTGATAAGCTTAATGGTGTCACCTTCTTTAGCGAGGACGACATGGGATTTTGTTGGGTGTTTAGGTGTACGCTTGGGTTTGTTGTAACCTGCAAATGTTTCACCTCTGTATTCAATAGCCATTACATTAACTCAAAATGGGGACCGTCAATGAAGGGTCTGCGGCTCTGGCTACGACGAAGATCAATGTACTTCATCATGGCGTCTTCTGCTGTGCCAGTATAAGTACGAATGTCTCCCTCTGACCATGCGGCTCCCCACTTGATAGCAACGCCTAGTTCTTCTGCTGCAGACTTCATTGCATCACAGAGATCATCATAGACATTCAGTTCCCAGCAGCCCTTGCCATCGACATAGGCCATCAGGTCAACTGCCCGACCAACGAGGTGCTTAGACTTTAAGGTCTGAGACTTACCAGCAGCAAAAAGTTTTTCTTGCTCTTCCTGTGTTCTCATTCCGTAGATCACACCAAAATCTATTTTAGTTAATTCAATAGCACGTTTAACTACTTCTACTAGGTCAGGGTCAACACCTTCTAACTTAGCGAGGCTACGTGAACTTAAGTTAAAACTCATCTGTATGGATTCTTCTTAGGCCGTAGAGAAGACTTAGGTGCAGAAGACTTAGGTGTACCACGTTGAGTTGCTGGCCTTGAAGCACCAGCGTTAGCTTTAATTATTTTAACTATTGTCTCGTCAATTTTTCTTGCAGTCTGTTGACGTTCTTCTCGCTTTAAATAGTTAGCTTCTCTCTGTGCTTCTCTATTACCACTTGCTATGGCAGCAGCTTCTTCTTTAGTTACATCGACCATTTTAAAATTCCTTATTGTCTTCGTGTTGCTAACAAAAATTGTAATTTAAGTTCAAGTTCTTTTAGTTTAAGTTCCATATCTCTTACTCTTTGAATGTTTTGTTCTACCGATGCTGGTGGTTTCCATTCATCAATCCAAGTATCATTCTCTTCCACTTCAATCGTAAGCATTGCTTGCTCATGCTCAATAAAAGATAACCTACCTTCAATACCAAAGTATGCATAAACACTTACAGCTGTCGCACCGATAAGAGCCAGTAGGTTCTTTAACGGTATTGTAAACTCTGAGCTTTCACTTAACTTTGTCATTACTTCTTTCCAAAGAATTTAGATACAGATCGCATACCAATGCTGGCACTTACAATTCCACCTAGTGAGTACTGATACCACGTAGGCATTGTCTCTAGAGCAGTAAAGCCTGCTTGTACTATTTGATTACCCCAATCACCACAGAACGCTAGGATCAATGGTATTGAAAAGAGTAATGTAATCCATTCGTCTTTCCACGAGTTCTGGGTAGCTTTGATTGCTTCAATATCCCAGTCAATCTCGCCTGTAGCCTGCTTAACTTTAATCTCTGCGTTAGCTTTCTGTACTGCTACCTTACCATCTAGGTATGTAGAAGCTAAGTTACCTACTGCACCAAAGATTTGTCCTAGTATCATTTACCTACCTTCTTAGCTAGATTAGTTACACCCATAAAGACAGATACCACGCCAGCCACAGACACAAAATAGATAGTAGCCATACTACCAATGATCGACGAAGCATTATCAAGCCCAAGTAAACTTGTGAGTACCACCCCAAAAGGATAGAGCAACATTCCCCATAAAGCAAACCAAGCCATCTTCCTAGTCTGGTCCCTATGGGCGTCTTCATCTTCTATTCTCCTACGCTTGTCGTCTAAGACTAGTGCTTCCCACTCAGGCTTTTCAATAGAACCGTTACCTGAAAGGTCTGCTTCTTCAAAACTAGTCATTATTCCCAATCTCTTTTCTCTTTTGGTTTAAAAACTGATCCTGAAGCCAACATACCTTCAAGGTACAAAGACCTTTCCATACGATCTAGGGTTATCCACTCGCCGCTGGCCTGAAAGTAAGCTTCTCTAGCATAGAATACAGAACTGTGAGGGATATGGACTCTTCGTAAGAACTTTTCATCACCTGATGCAAGAGCTAGATAGAACTCTTCTAGAACATTCTCTGATGTATAATATTTAACTCGTTTATTCTTTGTCATTATGAAACCATTGTGTCCGTAGTTGTACTTAAAGTACCAAACTTGTCAACATCTTTATTGTAAATATAACGAAAGAGAACGACAAAAAGGTCTTTGTGTATAGAAGGAGGAGTAACAGTGTTACTGTTAGTAATACTTAAAGTACTTACTGTTAGTATAAGTATTATAAGTATTATAAGTAATAGAAGTATTACTTTAAGTAGTACTTCTAGTATCTACTATAAGTATTATATAAGATTACCCGCCGTTTTTCAAGGGGTACAATGCAAAATACTTTAGATTATCTTATAAGTAGTTGTTTTACATCGAAAGAAATATATACTTTTAGTAGTCTAGGTGTTTTACTCTCTCTTAATGGTATGACGTTCTTACTATCTGTTCACGGATTGTTACAAAGACTGTAACATTACGTTACCTCAGTCTACACTAACTGTTAACCTACTTTTCCCATTGTGGTTAACAAGTCTAAAATACCCCCCGCTGTCACTGTGCATGTATATAGTACTAGCGCACCCCCCATGGCCCCTGTGGCCCCTCTACTTTTAATAGCGCCTGTAGCCCTGGAACAAAAGGTGAACATCGAAATAAGCAGATAGTTTAACGTTCAATTATTTATTCTAAAAGTAGTTTAATGTTGAACTATAATCTGTGGGATTAGTTCAGTCTTAAACTATTATGCGTTTGGCTGTGTGTTTTTGGGGCGAGTGTTGGTTTGAGATGTGAGCAAGTATACTTTAAGGGGGTGGGGTGGCTGGTCTACTACTTATATAGCCTTGGGTATGGCTGGGGCTTAGACCCATTGTAAGGCCGCTTGATTGCGTGTTGTGTCGTTTGCTTATCGTTGCCTATAAAAGTCTAAACCTTTAATGTATGCAATTTTGTACCTTAATTGTTTATTTGTTTTCGTTATTATCTTCCTTATTTATATAGTTATTATCTCTTTATTTAATATTAATCTGTAAAAAGACTATTATTTTACTTGTAATCCTTGAAATTTGGATTAAGTATTATTCAACAACAATGAAAAGGAATAAAAAATGCTTAAGATTTTAAATAAATTTAAGTCTGATCAGTCTTTAAAAAATGCTACTAACTTAATTAAGTATACCAAAAAACATCCTATGGCGATGTTGGTAGCTACCTTAGACGACAACAAAATATTAAATCAGGCTCGCAACGTAATTTGGGCCAGCTGTCCTGATTGATTTTTATCTGGGTAGTGGGTCAAAGCACTATCCTAATAAGAAACAACACAACACAAAAGGAAGTAAACAAAATGTATAATAGAGATTGTAACGCAATAGCAGACCATGCCGCTAAATCACCTGAAGGTTTGGTTGATGTCGTTAGGTTTACTTTGACAACTATCCAAGCGGGTTTATCAACATGTACTTTACAAGCTGACGACATTGCCGCCAATGGTTTGAAGTCTAAATTTTTATGGGGCAAAAAGGCCGAAGGGTTAGCCTATACAATAGAGCATAAGGAATATTTGTGGGGCAAACTCATGGCAATAAAAGAACGTGGTACGGGTGATGTGGAAGCTATAGCTGACGGGGTTATGCTTCTAATGAAAGTACCGAACCTAGGTATGGTCAAAGCTAGTTTTGTAATGCAGATGCTAGGTTTTGATGTAGCTTGTATTGATAGCCATAACTTGACTAGATTAGGCATGTCACCCAACGCTGTGAAGGTAGGGGCCAAGCTTAAGACTGAAACAAAATACAAAAAAGTATGTGAATATATTGTTATGACGCAAACCAAAGGAACAGAATATTGGTGGGATACGTGGTGCGAATACGTAGCAGGCAATAGAGCCAACCGTTTACTTGATACGGGTGATGTTGTGTCTAAGTTTCATGTCGATTGTGTGATCAGGTAGGGAGTGAATTAAAATGATTAGTAGAATTATGGGATTGTTGGGCGTAGTTTGCGCGTGGGTATTGCTGGCACTAACTACGCTATCAGTAAGAGATTTCGGAATGCATTGGAGCGCCCTAATATTTGCCTTCGTGCTAGTGGTTTTGATATCATGTTTGTTTATAAAAAGTGAAAGGGCAATAAGATGACACAACAAGATAAACCAAGCGAACGGGTGGTATTCCTACGCAAACGCATAGCCTTCCTGCAGGCTGATTTGGATGGTATAAGCAGTGGTGTTAGGTCAAGCGGTGCAGGTCAGTATGAGCGAGAGCATTTAGGGCGTATGATTGACAGGCATGCAGCCGAAATAGAAAATCTTCTTGATGAAATGGCAGAAGAATGCGTAGAGGAATACAAAAAACAATACGGCGATGAAGATGCACATATGCAATTATGCTTACATAGATTTGGAGGGGAATAGTAACATGACCAAAGGCATTGTAATAAGTCTATATGACTTCACAGGTGAGGCTTTGAAGCCTTGGGCAGATGATGGATACGAGTGCTATGCCTATGACATACAGCATGACCCACATGAAACAACCACTAGATATTCTCAGATTAATGCTGAAGGTTCTATTGAGTACGTCCACGCTGACCTACATGATCATAATACTTTGAACCAAATACATGACGATTTCTACACACGTCGAATGGATGGTGGCCCACCTGTTGTATTTGGCATGGCCTTCCCCGTTTGTACTGACATGGCTGTATCAGGTGCGGCTCACTTCAAGCGTAAGGCAGAGGTAAACCCAAGCTTTCAGACAGAGGCTGTCAGCTATGCCATGTGGTGCGCTAAGTTATTCAACAGCATGGACATACCATACTTTATAGAGAACCCTGTCAGTGTCCTAGCTACGCAGTGGCGCAAGCCCGACTATTCTTTTCACCCTTACGAATACGGTGGGTACATCCCTTGCACTGAGGCAGAGCATCCACGCTGGCCCGAATACATTGCACCCTTAGATGCCTACACAAAAAAGACTTGCTTGTGGACAGGTGTCGGGTTCGTGATGCCAACAAAGGTAGCAGTAGATAAGCCTGATGGGTACAGTAATCAACATCTGAAGCTAGGCGGCAAGTCACAGCGAACCAAAGATATACGCAGTGCCACACCCCGTGGGTTTGCCATAGCAATACATGACGCCAACAAAGTAGACGAAACAAGTGAAGGTATTGACTACCTTTGGACAATAGAAACAGCAAAGGAATTTGTATAATGAGTAACGCATATCAAAAACATTTTGGACAGATACTAGGCTGTAAGATTACAGACTTTTATATGGAGGAAGAAGACGACATGAACCCTTGGCCTGTCTTCGTGATCCAACAACCCAACAGTGCGGGTGGTCAAAAGTATAAGCTTGTACTGTCACAAGATGAAGAAGGTAATGGCGGTGGGTTTGCATTCATAGAGGAGACAGTGTGATGGCTAAAAATTTAATGGGAAAGACACGCAGCGTACAGCTGCCTTATGCCACCTTCAAAGGTCATGGCCCCTTCGGGCAGACAGAGATGCATGTACTGAAGGCATACCAAGTGCCAGCTAATGAAGCAAAGAACAAGTATGCTAAGTGGATGGTTGCAGTTAAGACAGACATGACACACGGTAGCTATGACATGGGTGACAGCTACATTCGTGAGGCAACGATGGGCCTGACACTGGTGGACTACTCAGATGCATACGCAGAGCAGTATGGTATTAAAAGAAACATAGAGGAATATATATAATGCATTCGTATTTAATATACCAACGCCCAATGGATAAGCAATTCCAGGATGAGCTAAATGGATCAGCCCTTACGCCAAGGAAGAAAGCTTATTTCGATTTGCACATGATGCCTGACGGTAAT